TAACTAATCCATCAAAACAAGCTGATTTGTTAATGATTGATGTGTGGAAAGAAAAAGTAACTTTGTATAAAGACATGGTTAGTGAGATCCCAAAATCAATACAACCTGTTTCAGCAACTTGGGCGAAAAAACACATTTTTGGTTTCTCAGATGATGAGATCAAACTTGAGTTACAACAAATTAGAATGGAGAGAGCGGCTTCCGCAGAACTTGATAACACAGCAACAATTATTACAAAAACAGGAATTTTTGATACTGTAGATAGACTTTACAAACCTGTAACAGGGGGAACAATGACTCCTGCCGCACCAGGAGCGGAAGGTGGAGTTGATGCAGGTGGAGCACCACCGGCTGAAGCGGCACCGGCCGAAGCCGCACCAACAGTTCCAGAAAGTATTAGAAAAGAAAAAAATAAATTAATATTAGAATCTAAAGATGATGATTTTGATGAAGATGAGTTTTTAGATTTTAAAAAAATGAACGGATCTTTAGGTCTTATTGAAGATGAATTATATAAACTTCTTGGTGACTAATATTTATTAACATGAGTAAATTTAAAAATCTTACCGAAAAAAATATGAGGTTTCTTCTTAAGAGGATGCGTGAAGATATCTATAACTTTGGTTCAACAAGAGATTTAATTTCAGGTGTTAATCAAAAAATACTTAAAGACATTTTAGATGACATTGGGATGATACCTAATAATGAAGATTTATCATTTATTTTCTCGTTATATAGATTAAATCCAAACAGTGATACCGAATCTATAAAAATTCCACAATTACATACTTACGAAATTTACACAAAAAGATATGCAAATATTAGTGTAAGAGAATTGTGGAAAAGTAATGTTGAAAGTTATTTTGAAGACGAAGATGATGTTCAAGATTTTGATAGTTGGTTTGGTGGTAATGATTGGTGGGAAGGCGAAATGGTTGACCGAGAGGAGTATGATGAAGAAACAACAGATACTGATTATGACGAAATAAACAAATTAAGTTGATATTTATTAGAAAAAACAAAAATGTTCGGAGAATTAAAATCAAAAATAGAAACCCATTTAAGTGAATCCTATAAAAAAGGTACTCTAAAGGATAACTTATTCGTATTTGAAGAGTTAGTATTGAAAAACAAAAATATATCAAAAATATTTTTCTTGTACGATGAATTGTCAAGTAACAAAGGACTTCAGGAAAGTATTGCAAATGAATTTATAAATGAATCAATAACCGCATACGAAAACTTATATAATAAAGTTTCTCCTTTCAATGTAAAAGAAATTAAAATGTGGATTGGTCACGTTCAATGTGAAAATACGTACAAAGAAATAGATAATTTATTCTCAACAAATGTTCTAACTTTAGAAAACAAAATTAAAAGTAAAAAAGTTATTTTAGAAAATTTAAAAACTAAAGAACAAGAAAAGAAAGAGATAATTAACGTACCTTTAAAATCTATGGTAAATGTCGCAAACAAAACTGTAGAAAAATACATTCAGTCACTTTCTGAATCTGAAAGAAAAGAATTAAAAAAATTATTATCAACACCAAAAGAGACTTTAATCGAAAATTATACTAAGTTAAAATCTGATGTTGTTGAGAAATTAAATTCGCAAAAAGATAGTTCAGACGAAGAAACGTCGAAGACTATAGAACAAGTTTTAAACAAATTGCAAAACGAATCGTTTAACGAATTGAATTACTATAAGTTAGGTAAACTAAACGAGGGACTTTAATTTTTGAATATAGGAAGCCTTAATGATTTGGGCTCTTTTCTTAACTGAAGGTTTTACAAACTCTTTTCTTTCGAACAAAGCTGAGTTTTGTTTAGTTCTAATAACTTTCCCTTTCAGGTCTTTTAAGGCCTTCTCAATGTTTCCTTTTTTCACTTCTACTAATAACATAAATTTTTGGTTGTTGATATAAATATAAATATTCGTTAGATTTAATCAAAAATAAACATTCAGAGCATGAAAAAATTCTATGAAAAAAGGAAAAACCACAAAATTAAGTGGGTATCGAACATTCAAAGCCCAATATGGGACTATTGATTCTCAAAACTTAAAATCAATTTACATCAACATCCAAACATGGGTAGAACCCAAAGAAGAAGTGGAAAACTGGAACAGAGTCGTTCTAAACATGACAAGATCAGTTAAACACTGTGTTTTAGATAATATTAATAAAGACACATTTGACACAAAATATATTGTAGATTTAGACCTTAGAACAAGCGGACTACAATTAAAAAAGAAATCTTTTATGAATTTAGAAATAAATTTATTCTTATTGGAGCCAATGGATTTCAAATCTACAAAATTAAAAAAATCAGTTAAAAATTTAATCAAAGAAGTTTACGGTGACGTTTTTAGTAAAAACAGATATTTCAAATGTTTTCTTACAAAAAACGGAAATCAAAAACTAGTTAAGAAAGAAAGTGAAACTGTTTAGTATTTATTAATAAAAATATTAAATGAGCGATTTAAAAATATTAGGACCAAGAGATTCAGGAAAAGGTATTCTTGTTGAGTACGATGCTGGATACATAGATCCAAATGAAAGAAGAAATTTATCTATGATTAGAGAAAATCGAGATATGTTGGACCATTCAAAACCATTTGAGTTTTATGCGGTATTACAAAAATATAATACCCCAAATAGAAACGGAAGAGTATATCCTGAAAAGATTCTTAAGAGAGAAGCGGATAACTATAAAAAAATGATTCAAAAAGGAACGGCTCTTTCAGAGTTAAATCACCCTGAATCATCTTTAATAGATTTAGATAGAGTATCACACGCCATCACTGATATATGGTGGGAAGGCCCTGTATTGTTAGGTAAATTAAAATTACTTACAAGTCCTGGTTTCCACGAAAGAGGGATTGTTTCTACTAAAGGAGATTTAGCGGCTAACTACCTTCGTCAAGGAGTTACTTTAGGTATATCTTCTCGTGGTGTTGGATCACTTAAAAAGATTGGTGAACAAAACGAAGTGCAAGATGATTTTGAATTAATTTGTTTTGACTTAGTATCATCACCATCTACACCAGGGGCGTATCTTTTTAGAGATAAAGATGAAAGAATGAATTACGAAGAGAATTTGGATGAAGAGAAAAAAATGAACGCTGAAAGACATGTTGGAGAAACTGGAGCGAAATCGCTTGACTTAATGAATAGATTGTCCGATTATTTGAATAAATAATTAATTATGGAAGAAAAATATTTTGTAGCAAAGATCACCACTGATATGGTTGATGAGAACACAGGTAAGGTTAAAAAGTTGAGAGAAGAAAAATTGGTTCGTGGGTATTCACCTACCGATGTTGAGGCTAAAGTTACCAAAGTTTACGAAAATTATTCTATGGATTGGAGAATCACTGCAATCGTTGAATCAAAAATTGATGAGGTTATAGAAGGTTAATAGTAACAAAAATCTAAAGGAATGGGAGTTGACAAAAATGTCTTCTCCCATTTTTTTTTGTCTGAAATACCCAAGAAATAAATTTTTTTTAAAATCCATGATATTTATTTGATAATAAATGAAAAATACAAATATGGCAAATAACCAAAATGTAGTAGAGGATGCTCTTTACCAAATTAGAAATTTGGAAGAGACCTTACAAGAGAACGCAAAAGGAATACTTCAATCCACAATGAGCGAAGAAATCAAACAACTAGTAAAAGAATCTCTTAAAGAATCTAAAAATGATGAAGAGATTGATGAGCAAGATGAGCCAGTAGCAGGTGGAGAAGCTGAAATGGACACAGAAACTGAAATGGATGATGAAGAAATGGACGATGACATGGAGGTTGATGCCGAAATGGAAATGGACGATGAGGATTATGAAATGGAAGATGAAGACGAAGTCGAAGATGTGGAAATGGGGGCAGAAGACGAAATGGGTGATGAAGAAACTATCGATATGACAGGTGCTTCTGACGCTGAAGTCTTAAGAGTTTTCAAAGCTATGGGTGATAATGATGGAATCGTCGTGAAAAAAGAAGGTGAGAATACAGTTCATCTTACTGACGGTGATAACGAGTATATGATCCAATTGGGTGAATCTGAAGAAGATATGAATGAAACAATTTACGAAATAGAAATGGACGAAGAAGACTACACAATGGAGGACTACACTATGGAAGATGACATGATGGAAGATGACATGATGGAAGATGACGAACTTGATGAATGGTCTTGGGGTGGTGCCGCAACAGGTGCTATCAAAGGAGGATTAGGTCTTGAAGAAGACGATATGATGGAAGATGACATGATGGAAGACGACATGATGGAAATGGAAAATGAATTTGACATGGACGGTATTATGGAGTCTATCAAAAAATCTGTTAGTCCAAAAGGTGTTGGTATTGGAAAAGGTCCAAAATTTAGCTACGATAAAAAACCTAACATGGGTGGAGGATTCAATGAAAAAAGAAAAGAAGCTTTTGGAAAAGGAACTAAAGCCATGGGTACAGGTAAAGCTAAATTTGAATATAAAGAAGAAAAAGAGTGGGGTGGTAACAAAGGTGACTACAAGAGAAGTAATGGTCACAAAGTAGGTGAGAAAGATGGTCACTTTAAAGACTATGAAAAGAAAGAAACTAAAGAAGCTGTGAGAACTAATAGTTATCCTAGAGCTAACAAAGTTGGTAACAGAAAAGGTTCTGACCAAAATGTGAATAGAAAAGAAATTAGACAAAGACCTAACACAAGAGTTAATGAAGAAGTTCAATTATTGAAAAATAAAAATGATGAGTACAAAAAAGCACTTGACGTTTTTAGAACTAAATTGAATGAAGTTGCTGTGTTTAATTCTAACTTGGCTTACGCTACTCGTTTGTTCACTGAACATTCAACTACTAAACAAGAAAAAGTTAACATCTTAAGAAGATTTGATAATGTTGAATCTTTAAAAGAATCAAAAAATCTGTACAGATCAATCAAAGATGAGTTAAACTCAGGTGGATCTTCATCAGAACAAAAATTAACCGAATCAATTGAAAGAACTGTTAATAGAACTGTGGAAACAGGTTCATCAGCAAACTTGATTGAATCAAAAACTTATGAAAATCCTCAATTCTTGAGAATGAAGGATTTAATGGGAAAATTAAAATAAACATAAACTAAAAATAAAAAACCTAAAAAAATGGGAGCATTATTAGAATCAGGTCTTGTAGGTAACATCGGGTTGAAACACCTTAAAGTTATCAAAGAAGACACAATTAACAAGTGGGACAAATTAGGCTTTTTGGATGGTCTAAAAGGTCACTTAAAAGAAAACGTTGCACAATTATACGAAAACCAAGCATCTTACTTAATTAACGAAGCAACTTCTGACGGTCAATCAAACGGAGCGTTCGAAACAGTTGTTTTCCCAATCGTAAGAAGAGTTTTCTCTAAATTGTTGGCTAACGATATCGTATCTGTACAAGCTATGAACTTACCTATCGGTAAATTGTTCTACTTCGTACCAAGAATCCAAGGTTATGAAAACCAATCTTCTGAGTACGCAAACTTGTACCCTAACTCTTCACCTTCTAACAGCACTGCTGGTGGTGAGCACTACGCACCTTACGGAGCACCTAACGCATCTGCGTCTCAAACACCTGACAGTGGATATCCTGACAATGGTTACTACTACAAAAAAGATCTTTATGATTTATTTTATGAAGGTAACGAAGCGTCTTTAGATCCTCCAGGATTATTTGACTATTCTAAAGGTAAGTGGACTGCGGTTACAACAACTGCAACAATCCAAGCATGGGCTGGTTCTGCATTAGTTGACGCTACTATCAACGGAGGTACACCTGCAGGTGGAACACAAATTCCAGCAGGTAACTACAGAAAAGTTATCGTTAAACTTTGTGGATTCAACAGTTCAGGAGCTGGTAAATTAATCGGTCCTGATGGTAACGAAATGGATACTGAATCATTCCTTTCTGACCTTAGAATTTACGCGGCTAATGGATTCTCAGCTAACACAACTTCACCTTGTAGTGTAACAACAACTACTTACAACGGAGCTACAGTTTACGCTCCTCTATTATTTAGAGTTGTAACTCAAATCTACGGTAAAGGTATCGTTAAATATGGTAGCAACGCAGGAACTGTGTTTAATAACACTGCAACTGTACCTAACACACCATTAAATGGTGGTAACGGTGGTAACTACAATGATATCTGTGATGCTGGAGGATGTATCTGGTTAGAAGTTGATTTATCTTGTCCTGTATGTGCTGACTGTGACGCATCTTCTTTAGATGGTTACACAGGAACAACAATCGCATCAGGTGGATCTGCTACTTCATTCACTGCATGGTATAGAAGATATGCTAATATGGAATTCGAAGACCAAATTGGTGAGGTTTCTTTTGACCTTGAGTCAGTAACTGTATCTGTTACAGAAA